GGTTACTATGGCCACGATTGCGGCTATAATTCCTATGATTGGCAAAAGCGTCAAGTTGAGTCCACCAATCGACAGTACTAATCCAGCGAGTATCGGCTGCAATGCTGCAATAATAGCGATTACTGGCATTATAATTGCAACAAGGGCACCAAACCCAGCAAACACTTCAATAAAGTTCCTAACTGGTTCTGGTAATTTACTGAACTTATCCGCTATATCCGCAAGCAATTCAAGGATGGGAGCGATTGCATTCTGTATGTCTTCCCCTATCGGGGCAAGCGCATCTCTTAATTTGTTTAAGTCCCCTTGCATCTTCTCGCCTGGTGTCTGTGATGCCATGTCTTTTGCTTTTCCTTTGACATTGTCAAACTCGCCGCCGATATCAAAAAGGGCAAGAGAAGCGTCTATCCCCAAATCCTCAAATTGTGTGGACAATGTTGACAATGCGGCTTGTTGGTCTTCAACTGGCATATTCCTTAGGTCGTTTCCAACAGATTCGAAAACATCTTTTACTGTTGCTTTTCCGTCTTGCCATTTATGAAACAAGTCTTGAGTAGACTCTGAAAATGAACCCATGTTTTTTTCAAACGTTCCGTCCCCAAGTCTTATTTGAAATTCTTTTACTGCGTCTGCCACCTTGTCGGTATTAAATGCTCCGGCATCCATTCCGCTATTAAGGATTTCCAAAAAGTCGGATGCGCTCATCCCTGCCTGCGAGAAATACGGGCCGTATTCATTTAACGTATCAAGAAAATCCCCTTGCGAATTTAAGCCGTTTTGATATCCGGCAGCAATTAAATCCAGGGAATCTTGTGCGGACAGTCCAAAGTTTTGCATAACTTTTTTTGTTGCATTTACATTTTCCTGTACATCCGTTCCTGTGGTATCTGCTATGGATTTTATCTGCCTGGTTATCTCGGCCAGGTCGGTATTATTCAGTTCGCTAAAAGCTTGCTTGGATATCAAAACCGCCTGTGTGGCTTCATCAATAGAGTCCGTTACACCAGATTCAAATACCGTTTTTATAACATCTCCGGTCTCTTCTGCCTGTTCGTCAGTAAGCCCTAACGCAGACTTGATTTTTGCTGTGGAATCTTGAAACTGCAAGGCGGTGTCTTGTGCTTCTTTCCCAAGTTCGATTACCTTGTCACCAAGCCCAGCAATTTGCTCCCCTGCCTCCATGAGGTTTCCTGCGGATACGCCTTTTCCAATATCGTTAAGTGACGTTTCTGCATCACCGGAATCGCCCTTTAATTCTTGTAAAGAATTTCTTACATCATCAATGTTTCCTTCATCAATCCGGTTTAACGCATTGCGCATTTCAGTCAGGTCGGTTTCTGCGCCTAGTGCTTCTTTCCCAATTTTGTTTAGGGCTATTGTCAAGTCATCTGAATTTGCTGTTCCGTTCTTAAGAGCATTTGTCAGCCGTGTTCCCAGAACGTCTTGAAAATCATCAAGGCTTTTCCCCGTTGCTTCTAAAAATGTATTGAGCTGTTTTGTCCCAGTCTCTAATTTAGATTGTTCCTCTTTCATCCGGCTCATCTGGGTGGTGTAAGATTTCAGAGATTGTTCAGTATCAACAATCGTTCGCTGAAATTCCCGGTATTCCTTTTCCCCGATATCACCGGCTTTAAACATTTCCTCAACTTTGCCTTGCGCTTGCCTAAGAGCATTCAGTTTAGTCTCGGTATTTCCGATAGATTCAGCGAGGATTTTCTGCTTTTGTGCGAGAAGGGTTGTATTTCCTGGGTCGAACTTTAGAAGTTTGTTGACTCTCCCCAACTCATAGTTTAAGTCTTTGGATGTCTTTTCCGTCTCCTTTAATGCCTTTTGGATTGGAGACGCATCAGCTCCTAATTTAATTGTAATTCCAGCTATTTTTTTACTTGCCATGCGCACCTCCTAAAATGCATCAAAATCGTTTTGATCCGCCGCCTCTACGTGTGCTTTCGGACTGCTCTGTTTCTTGTTCTCGTCTATGTACTCTTGGATATAGTCAAGGCAATCTCCAATCGTCATTTCATCCATTTCCTCTGCGGTTAATCCGCACTGTTTGCAGACAAAATAAAAGGACTCGTTTGTAAATATTTCATTACTTCCCGAGTCCGAATTTATTTTTTTTTAGTGTTCTGCATGTTCATTGTTATAAGTTCCTGGATGTCTGGCATAATCTCTTTGAGCGGGAATGTATCAAACTGGTCAAGCCACTCTTCTGGCGCCGGTATGTTCTTATCCGCTGCCTTTGCCATTGTCCAGACGATATCGTATAAAACTTCAAAGTCGAGATGTTCAAGGTCGTCGTAAGTGACGTTTTCAAGAGACATCTTTTTACCCCCGCCGCTGAAAACCTTTCCCATTTTCATCAGGTCTGCAAAATAATCTCTGTGGAACTGTGCCTTGTACTTTTTGGAAAACCCTGCTGTTGCTTTCAGCCTTACGGGTTTTTCGTCTATATAAATGGTTTTTTCCATTATTTTCACTCCTTAAAAAAGGGAGCCGGAGCTCCCATGAATTAGCTGACTATTGCGTAATTAGTTACGGAACGTACAGCCACGCCCCTCATTATGCCCCCGGATCCGGCTGCGCTCCCTCTTCAAAAACGGTAATAAACCAGTTATCGTAGAGTGCCTGCGTAACATCCTCTGTCGTGGATGCCTTAACCAGCTGGTTGTCCGGTCTCGGACTTGCGATAATGTCAAGGTCTGTTGTGTTTGGGTCTCCGCTGTCCTTTGTGGTGGATGCCACGCTTGGGCGATTTGCAGAACAATAGTACATGCAATGTCTGCGCGCTTTTTTGTCCCCTTGGAACTCAAACAGGAGTGCGAATCTCTTTCCCTGTGCATCTGCGTTTTCCACCATTACTCCGTCTATTGTCTTGGTTTCGCCTAGGACATCCTGCTTAAAATCATCTGGAACTAAGGCAAGAGTTAATGTCCCCTCATATCCCTGGTTGTTTGCATTGGTGTAGTAGTCGACATCATCAGCCTTAAATCTGATTAAGTCACCGCTCTTATCCAGTGTGATAGATACTGCACCAGGGATAGGCTTTGGTGTGCCGAATATTAACTTCCCGTCTACGTCCACATCCGCAACGGCGTAGTGGCAATTTCTAAGCCCAAATTCAACTTTGTTTTTTACTGCATCTGGCATTTAAAATACCTCCTTAAATTGTAATCTCGTACGCTTTTTCGTACATGTTTTCAGATTCTAAAAAACTCTCGTATGGGGTGTACGGGAGCTTGTTGTCGTTTAATAACTTCTTTACTTTTTCTTCTAAACTTAAATCTTTTGCTTGGCTGTAAACCTCGATTGTGACTGCGTAGCCCTCGGAGTAAACCATATCATCTGCAAAAAATCCGATGTCCTCATCTGCGTAGTAGACTATGTATGGTAATTCCGGTGCGTTGCCGACTCCCCAAGCACGGTAAGCAACGGGCAAGTTGAGTGTCTCTAACAATCTTTTTAATTCTGGTAATGTCACTTGCTTATCGCCTCCTCCATGCGTTTATTAAATTCTGCAACAGCTTCTTCCTCTACGGGCGCAATATGTGGTATTGGGTCTGTCCTACCGCCATTTATTTTGGCATGCCCCTTTTCCAATAAGTGAGTAAGATGCGGCTTGGTTTTGTTGTAGACCTCATATCCGTCCTTTACCTTTCTTACTGTCCACCCTTTTTTATATCCGCCCGTTCTGTCAGGGGAATTCTCTACTAGCTTCGTTGCGGACTTCTCAGCTACATCTTTTGCTATCTCTTCGACCTCTTTTTGCACCTCTTCGGTATATTCAGATAATTCTTTCGTGATAGCAATTGCAAGGCTGTCCATTCGCAAAGTCTTAGCCATTCTTGTCACCCAGCCTTTCAGTGCAGGTCAGTTCCAACTCTTCAAGATTCTTTGGGTAGGTTCTAACTATTTTGAGTTTCTTCCCTCTGAAAACAGCAATTCTCTCCCCGTTATACTCGTAGGGATGGATTGTCAATGTCTCGGATACCTCAATGCTGTTCTGGCCCGCCTTATAATACTCGTCTCTGGGTGTCGGAATTTGGCAGCAACATACCTCGGTTTTTGTCTCTTTTGCTATTGGCTGCCCCAAATCGTCTGTGTCGTAGGTTGTATCAATTAATGTTAATGTATCATCCCATGTCAGCACTGGACTCACCCGCTTTCTGGATAATCAGATTTTTAAGTCGAAACTGTATGCTTCTGGGTGTGGTTCCGTCCTCCGGGTGCTGGTACTTCCATGTTGCCCAGTCAAGAACGAACATCACATGCTCCGCTTTATCCTCGCCCAGCTCTATTCCGTGGGTATTCAAACAGTCTGATACAATTCCAATAATCAGAGCATTTAAAAGGGCATCCCTACTGTCTGTAGAGATGCCCAATCTTGCTTTAAGCAGAGGTAATACAGCACTTTCCATAGATATACCTCCTATTTTTTATTTTCATGGATTCTCTGTAAAAATCCTTCTGTTTCCAGGTTTCTCACAGCGTTCGCACGCTTTTCTGTGATGTCAATAATGTCACCCGGAATAACATTTTTTCCCCTCCCTTTCACGTTCGGGTCATCACGCAAAAGGAAGGGCTTTTTTACTTCGAATTTCATTCTTATGCCTCCGGTACTTCCGGCGTATAAGTGATGTAAAATCCTGCGTCAGTATCGGTCTTTTTAACATCATAGCGTACGATTCCTGCCAAAAGTTTTCCGTAAATGTTGTTGTCAATCCACTCAACGGTTGCTTGCTTACGGTCAAAGTAAGCGCAGAAGCTGTTTGAGTCTCCTACGAATCCCACGAGGTCTCCTGCCGCAGTACCAATCATAGTATCGTCAAGCACAATAACTTCTCTTCCAAACAACATTTTCCCAGATGCTGCCACGATAGAGTCTTGTAACAGGTATCTCCCGTTTTTGTCTTTCAACTTATCAAGTTCGGCGTATAAAGATGCGGAGATAATAAATTTAACCGGATATACTTTTTTAATATCCTTATTTACTAAGTCTTTCAGTCCATCAATTCCTGTCACTGCTTTTGCTGTTGCGGTCTTAAGCACTGCCGCAATGTCAGCATTGGATGTATTCCTGGACTGGTCTGCAATCTCATTTCGGATAAGTCCGGTTACATCGTATGTAGCATCATCAATAACCTCCTGCGACAATGGGATATATCCTCTTCTGGTAGCAACTTTAAAATCAATCTCCACGATTTCGGGGTTTGCAAGAGCCGGGTTCTCTATCAGTTCTGCGACCGTAACCATTTTTCCGCCGGACTTTGCGATTACTGGATACTTTCCCGTTGCGCTGTTTACTGGCACCCTCTTAACGTAGTTTCTAAGGTCTACCACATCAACAGGTTTCTCCTGTGGTGTAAGCAGTTCCTCCGGGATAAGTGCTCCACCCTCAACGGATGTGAACCCCTCCCTCAACTGCCCTTTGGACTTAATGTAGCCATTAATGCCGCTTCTCAACTCTTCAATTTCTTCTTCGCTTATTCTTCCCATTTTCTTTTTCCTTTCTGTGGGGTTCGGAGGGAGTTTTTCGTATTTCTTCATTTCGCCCCTTAATTCTTTAAGCCTATCCTCTGCGGAGCGTAGCTCCTCTTCATGTGCATCTTTCTCGGCTGTAAAACTGGTAACCTGTTCTTCTACCGTGTTCCGCTCCTCATCAGTTTTTGCTTCATTAATCGCTGTTTCCAGTTCTTTTTCGCGTGTTTCAAACTCTGCGTCTTTCTCTCTCAATTCCCTAATTCTTTCCTCTGTGTCAGCAATATCTTTTGCCAACATGACTGCTCTTAATGCCATTACTTAATACCTCCTTTGAGTATCTCTGTTTGCTTGTGTCTCCATTGTTCCGCCAGCCTTTCATTGTGCTGGTCTAGTTCCTTATGTCGTGCCTGTATCCCCGTGTCTTCATAAGCTGGGAACGTGCAGGGGGAAACCTCAAAAAGATTCACTTCCCTAAGTGTCCATTTCACAGTGCCGTCTTCTCGCCAGTCAGCTTCTTCCTTTAAAATCTCAAACCCAAAAGAGCACTGGTCTACGTCTCCACGCTTTACCCGTTCATAAAGGTTCATAGCGTCCGAATCGTTTTCATTGATTGTTATATCTCCCCACAATCCTCTTGAATCCGTTTTAAGGCTCAATGTGCCAGCTTTAGTGCGCCCAAGCACCAACCTAGTGTCATGGTTAATCAGTGCCCTCACGTCACCGCTTAAAGTGCTGTCAAAGGCTTCTGGCGAAATCTCTTCGTAGGCGCCGGGCCACAATTCTGTCTCGCTGTTAAAAACAGCAAAATAGCCGGATATGGATTTCTTTCCGTCCGGCTCTTCTCTGGTCTCAAAATCTGTTTTAAAAGACCGTGTCATTTTTTTGTCTCTACTCTCCACTCTTATCACCACCTTTCAATTTGTTTTGTTCTCCAATCATTCCGGCTGGTATAAAGTTCTCAAGGATTATTAATTCATCAAGCCCCTCTTTTGGTGAATCTCCGATTAAATTCAGCACATCATTCCCGGTGTAAATTCCACGTATGTATAAGTTCATTCCTATTTCAGCAAGCTCTCGGGTGTCGTAAGCCATTAGGGATTTTGGATTGCATTTAAAGTACCAATTAGGGTTTAACAACAGTCCTTTTGTAAGCGTCTGTTGGAACACGTCAGCAATCGCCTTGATTCGGGTTCGTATAAAGTTGTTGTATTCGTCTTTGTTAAAATCGCCTACGCCCAAAATAAAAGACGGGACATCCAATAGAGATGCTACCGTCTTTTTGTCGAGTTCCACCGATTCATTAATCGCTATATCTTTTAAAGATAAAGGCTTTACTTCTTTTACATCCAGTAGGTCAGCTGGGATTATCCACGGCTCACCGGGTTGAGATTCTTTTAAATACTTATCCTTAATCTGCTGCCGCCCTGCTTCGCTCGCCATTTCCTCGCTTAAGGCATCTACTCTGACGATCATGTTTGGCAGATACTTTTCAGACATGAACGCTTTCTTCGTAATATTTGCCTGTTTCAGATTCGTGGCAATGTCTTTTAATGCCAGTCTATACCCAGTTCCTCTCCACGGTTGATTAGGGTCTGGGTTGATAGCAAAATGCAGTACATCATCTGGGTCGTACCTTTCTGTACCATAAACAATTTGATAGCTGTTTCCATCCTCTTCAAAACTCGTTTCTAACGGCTTTAAGGGTATCAGGTCCTTTATAAGACCGTCCTCGTATACTGGACGGACAACTGCATTCCCGTCTCCAGGCAATAGCATGGAATAGACGATGTTATATACCCATGCCTTACGGGTCATTAAAGAGTAGGGCTCAATATCTATCTTCCTGGATAGTTCGTTTTTGATTCGGATATCTCCGCTCGGCCCGTTTTCCATTAAGTGGATAGTCATGCCGGAAACAAGGTCTGCTATCTTCTGACAGGCTGCCCGGATTTCGGGATTCTGTGCTAAGGTGGAATACCCCGAAGGTAAAATAAAGTCTTCAAATGTTGCCCCCTTGTAAACAAACACCTGGTTTTCTGGTTCAGAGCGTATGCTCTTCTGTTTCTTTCTTCCAAACATTTAATCTTCCTTTCTGTCCTGCCCTCTGTGCAGCCAATTACTTCCTGCATTTCCAAGTGCCATATCGTCAAGCATCTGGCAGCAAGAAAATACGCCAGCGTCAAACAAGTCAATACGATTCACACCGCCGTCTCCGTCTACTTTTTCATACTGTATCATGTCGTCAGTCTTCTCGATTGCCCGGACGTTCTGGGCGCAATACTCAAAAGCGTCAGAGTGTAGATAGTAAAACTTCTTATTTTTCATTGCGACTTCGATATGTCGGAATCCCTCGGACTTCACATAAAAATACTGTGGCTGGTCGTTGATATGAAATCCCGCTTTTCTCATCTTCAAGAAGAACTCACGGCCAAATTTCTTATCAAAACCGACTTTCTTAATCTTGAATCCCATTTTTTTCATGGAGATAAACCACTTGACGATATCGTCTGGCAAAACCGTGGCTGTATTGGACATTGTCAGCCAT